GGGACTGACCATGGTGTCCGGGGGCTCAACCATCGGGCTGAATACGATCTCGCTGGCCTACATCCTGGGCCACCGGCAATTTCTGCTCTTCGGTTTCGATTCGAGCTACGCGGAAGGCGAGCATCACGCCTATGCGCAGCAACTTAACGATGGCGAGCTGGTGCTCGACGCCCATGCGCACGGCCAGACCTTCAAAGCCGCGCCCTGGATGATTCAGCAGAGCGAGCAGTTCATCGGTCTTGCGCGGCAATTGGTCGTTCTGGGCTGTGAGATCACCGTCTATGGCAGTGGATTGTTGCCGACCCTGGCGAACAATCTCGAAGCCCCGGAAACCGCCGCAGACTTACGCGCGCAGAGTCTCCTCGAATGGCTCAAGGATATTCCCAACCCCGTGGGGGCCGAGATCGGCGTGTTTGCTGGCGAGCTCTCCCGCAAGCTACTGAAGCGGCCGGATCTCACGCTCTATCTGGTCGATTCGTGGTCAGTCGATCATGCCCCGCAATACGCCGCTTCCGGGGACTTCCATGCCGGTCTCACGCAGGCGCAGCAGGAGCGCTATTACCGCATGACGCACCAGATGGTGTACTTCGCGGGCCCCCGCGCCAGGATCCTGCGCAAGACCTCCCTGGAGGCGGCAGCCAGCATCCCAGATGCCTCGCTCGACTTCGTCTTCATTGATGCGGACCACTCCTATGAGGGATGCAAGGCCGATATCGAGGCGTGGCTGCCGAAGGTGAAACCGGGTGGTTTTATCTCCGGTCACGACTACGAAAATACCGCTTTCCCGAAGTTCGGCGTCAAACGCGCCGTGGATGAACGATTCCAAGAAGTGACCTTAGGTCAAAACTTCACTTGGATGGAGAAACGATGAACGATTTCGCACGCCCTGTTGATATCACGGCCTCCGGCCGGGTCTCCTACGGACTCGATGACGGCCTTCTGGTGGAGTTCTATATCAAGCCGAAGCTGATGCAGGCGCTCACCGAGGAGCAAGGCCATCCGATCCACGAGGATCGCGTCTTCACCCGCATCGTGGCTCCGGGTAACACCAAGACGACCTGGGACTATGAGTCCAAGGGCGTGGTCTATCTCTACGATGAAGGTACGGGCGAGCAGTCCGGCTTCACCATCGATGAGAACCTGCCGCTGGAAGTCTGTGATCCCCTGCGCTTCCCCAAGGCCTGGGATCGGTTCCTGAAGAAGGGCCAGAAGGTCACGGAAGGCTGGGCCATCGAGACTTGGGGCGCGATTACCCGCTCGCTTGCCGAGAACCTGAAGGCGATGAACATCCATACGGTAGAAGCGCTCGCGGGACTGTCGGACGCGAATGCCGCCAATGTCATGGGCGGCTTGAAATACCGCAATCTCGCCAAGGCCGCCCTCGATGAAGCGCAATTGCTCTCGCTCGCCTCCGTCGAGCAGGAGCGCGCCAATCGGGCCGAGGAGAAGTCAAAGCAACTCGAGGAGCAGTTGAAGGCCATGCAGGCGCAGATTGATGCCTTGACCCAGAAGAAGGGCAAAGCCGCGTGAGTCTGCTCACGGTCGTCAACACCGCGGTCGCCGAGATGAGTCTCGGCACCGCAGCCACGACCTACCCGACGATCGTCAGCAATCCCGATCCGAATGTGGTCCTGCTGATGGCGCTCGCCAATCGAGCCGGCAAGGAGCTGGCGGAAGACGCCTCAGCGGCCGGCTATTGGCAGTTCCTGCGCAAGCAGTACGTGTTCCAGACGACCGGCGTGGGGCCGTTCACCTGCACGATTACTCCCGGATCGAACGTGCTTACGAATCTCTCGAGCACGACCGGGATTCAGATCGGCTACAACGCCTACGCGGTCGGATTGCTCAACGATACGATCGTCATGGCCATCAACGCCGGGGCGGCGACGGTCACTGTGAGTCAGCCCCCGACAGCAAGTACGGTGTTGACCGGTCAGTCCTGCACCTTCGCGCAGGAAGCCTATGCCCTGCCGGCCGATCTCGCCTATCTGATCGTGCAGACCGAGTGGGACCGGAACTTCCGCTGGCAACTCTTGGGACCCTTGGATGCGCAGGAGTGGCAGGTCATCAAGAGCGGGATTTCGCCTGTGGGTCCGCGCATGCGCTTTCGCATCATGCAGGGTCAGTTCTATATCAATCCCGTGGGCTCGGCCTCGACGGTCTATACCGACAACATCGTCTATGAGTATGTGAGTAACCAGTGGGTTGCCGCGACCGGGGCACCGACTGTTGGGGTTCAAACCGCCTATCAGCTCGATACGGACGTGAGTCTGATCAGTGAGGACTTGCTGACGCTGAGCGTCAAATGGCGGTTTCTGAAGGCTAAGGGTCTTGAATACATGGCCGATAAGGCCGAGTACGAAGCCAAGAAGGACAAGCTGACCGGACGGTCCGCCAGTGCCCGCAGTCTGCCACTCAACTCGCGCGCCTCCGGGCTCCGTCTGCTCAACGCACAGAACGTCCCGGATACCGGCTTCGGCACCTAAATGCCGAAGTCGATCACGAAGTCCGTTCCTGCTCCGGTGGGAGGGGTCAACGCGCGCGATGCCTTAGCCGCCATGCCCCCGACCGATGCGATTGTGATGGACAACTGGTTCCCGAATCCCTCCTATGTTGCGGTGAGGAACGGCTGCCAGGCGTGGTCAACGGGGATGCCCTCTGCGGTTGAGACCGTCATGGCCTACAACGGCACCTCGCTCCGTAAGCTCTTCGGAGCCTCGGGTGCGGCGTTCTACGACTGCACGAGCAATGCCGCGGCCACGATCACGACCGTCACCGGCTTGTCCAATGCGCGCTGGCAGCATCAGCAGTTCAACGCCGGGGGTGGCAATATCCTAATTGCGGTCAATGGCGCGGATGCTCCCCGCGTTTATGACGGCGCCACTCAGGGGGGGATCAAGACTTTCAACACCCTGGTGCCCGGATCGACCTATACCAACGGGACTTACACCAATCAGTCACTGACGGGCGGCTCGGGAACCGGGGGTAAGGCCACGATTGTCGTGGCAGGGAACGTGATCACGAGTGTCACGATCACCACGCCGGGTATCAACTATGTGGTGGGCGATACGCTCTCGGCCGCCATTCCTGCCGGTACGGGGTTCTCCTTCAAGGTCGAGACCATCACCGGCTGGTCGGTCACCACGATCTCTGGCACCAACACGCTGACCGGGGCCTCCCTGGTACCGTCCAACCTGATCACGGTGACGGTCTTCAAGCAGCGCGTCTGGTACATCGAGAACAACTCGATGAACGTCTGGTATACCACCATTCAGGGATTCCAAGGCGCGCTCAGTCTCATCCCGTTGGGCCAGATCTTCAAGATGGGCGGCTATCTCATGCAGATGGCCACCTGGACCATCGATAACGTCTCCGGCATGGACGACTACGCCGCCTTCATCACGAGTGAAGGAGAAGTGGCGATTTACCAGGGGTATGATCCAACCCAGGTCTCCACCTGGTCGCTGATCGGGGTATTCCGTGTGGGCCGGCCGATTGGGCGTCGCTGTTACACCAAGGTGGGATCGGACATCTACCTGATCTGCGCGGATGGCTTGACACCGCTGAGTCAGGCGATGCTGACCGATCGCACGCAGCAGAGCGGGAATCTGACGTATAAGATCCTGAATGCCATCAATACGGATGTGCAGCTCTACAACGCCAACTTCGGCTGGCAGGTCATGGAGTACCCGCTCGGCAATAAGCTCATCATCAATGTGCCCGAGCAGACCGATACGACCGCGCATCAATGGGTGATGAATGCGGTGACCAAGGCATGGTGTCGATTTCGCAACTGGAATGCCAACTGCTGGGAGATCCAGCAGGATGCGCTCTATTTCGGCGGCTCGACGGCGGTGTACCTGGCGGATGTCGGCACCAGTGATGCGGGAACCCCGATCACGGTGGATTGCAAGCCGGCCTTTTCCTATTTCGACCTGCAGGGCCAGATCAAGCGCTTCGTGATGGCGCGCCCGATCTTCGTCACGAGCGCCGTGATCCAGCCCAATGTCATCCTGAACGTCGATTTCGGCGATGTGGCGATTCCGGCTCCGAGTTTCAGTTCCGGGGGCACCGCTCCCTGGAACACCTCACCCTGGAATACGACTCCCTGGGGCGGCACGAGTCCGTCATTGACGGTCAAGAACTGGTTGGGGATTGCGGGGATCGGTTATGCCGCCTGCGGACGACTTGCGATGCAACTCAAGAACATCGCGGTCCAGTGGTATTCCACCGACTACATGCTCGAGCCCGGTGGCCCCCTCTAGGCTGCTCTTTGGAGAAGACGCCCGAGTCGCCCAGTGGTGCGCCCAGCGGATTCCCCAACATCTGGGGTGGGGCGGCCAATACGTTGCCGTCGGCTACGAGCGGCGGGGAGCTTTGCAAGGGGGTGTGATCTTCACCGACTACTGTCACCCCAACATTCGCATCTGTGCAGTGCTGGAAGCGCCATTGACCCGCCGGTTTCTGCGCGCGATCTACTTCTATCCGTTTCGACAACTGAACGTCACGAGGATCACGGCCTTGATCGATGCCCGCAATGTGAAGTCCCGCGCGCTCGTGGAGCACGATGGGTTTGTCCCGGAGGGCTGCATGCGCAAGGCCGCGCTGGATGATGACGTGATGATCTATGGGCTTCTACGCTCGGAGTGCCGATGGCTATAAGGTTTCGCGGTCTCGACGCGCCGATTGAAGTCGTCTATCGCAAGAGCTCGGGGTCGGCTCCCCAGCCAGTCGATCCCTACCAACAGGCCGCAGCCCAATATGGACTCGCCACGGGAACGGCTGAATTCAACGCGGGGTTGAACCGCACCAATACCGTGAATCCCGCTGGCTCCTCGACCTGGACCAATACGGGCTCTCCGACAGGCTCTTTCGGGCTGGGAGGCGGGGGCGCGCCGGTGCAGAACTCCACCCCCGGCACCATGAGCCCGAATGACCCTGTCATGTCGCATTACGGTACCAGCAGTCCGGGCAATGGGTATTCCCCCAATCCGCTCTCGGCCGCTGGATTGCAGGGCAATACGGGAGTGGCGCCCTCGCAATACACCACGGATGTCTATGGCTCTCCAGGGGGAACCAATTTTCCCGGTGTGAGTGTGGGAGGGACTCCGGTCGGCCAAGGGGCCCCCACTTACACCCAGACCACGAGTCTGCAGCCCTGGGCCAACAATGCCCTGCAGCAGCCGATCGATACGTCCGGTATCGCCGGCATGCCCGGCGGTCCCAGCACGACACAGGACCTGCTCAATACCCAGCACTCGCTCTACGGCCAGCAGATGGCGTACATCCAGCCGCAGGAGCAATTGGCGAACGAGCAGTTGGACAGTCAACTCGCCAATCAGGGCATTACTCCAGGTTCTCCCGCCTATAACAACGCGAAGGATACGCAGGCCCGGGCGAACACGTTCACGAACAACCAGGCGATCAACTCCGCGATCCAGGGAGGGGGTGCCGAGCAGTCACGTCTCTTCGGTCTGGGCAGTCAATCGTTGCAGAACCAGATTGCCACGCGGGATGCGCCGATCAATGAATTCAACGCACTCCAAGGTGGGGCAGGGTCGAATGCCACCGCCCAAACCCCGGATATCTCCGGCGCATTCAATCAAGCTTATCAAGGCAAATTAGCGGGCTATAACGCCGATGTGGCTTCCAACAACGCCGACACTTCGGCGGCAGGATCCTTGATAGGGTCTTACCTGATGTATCTGGCCCTGGCCTAGGAGAGATTTATGAGTGTTCCGCAAAGCGCGATCGCCCAGATGTTGATGCAGGGCAGTGGTGGAGCGACCCCGCAAGGAGGCGGCATGCAAACCAGCAATACCGCCCAGACGGGCGCCGATCTCATCCGCCGAATCATGATGATCAAGGCGCTTCAGGGTCAGCAGCAACAGCAGCCGGGTATGCCACCGACCGCCCAGCCGAATGTGTTGGGACAGATCGCCGCCCAACCGCAGGCGATGCAGGGCCAGCAGATGCCGGGAGGCGTCAATGCCTGATCCCACGGGCCTGCCCGCCCCCTATCTGGATCCCTCGCAGTATCCAGAGTACCTGGACGCGCAGAAGAAGCAGATGTTGGCGCAGATGCTCATAGGCAATGCGCAACAGGCGAATCAGACCCCGCAGAACTGGGACCAGATGAAGGTTGTGCCGCGCAAGGGCATGCTCAGTAATGTCGCCTCTGTGGCGGACGCGCTGCTCGCGGGCAAAGCCATGAAAGGCTCGATGAATGCCCAGCAGAAGTACTTCCAGAACATGTATGGGGGCGGCGATCAATCTTCTGCGCCGGCGGCTTCCTCGAGTTCCTCGAGTGTCCCTCAGGAGTCCACGGGGCCGGTAGCCCCCGGTATGATGCCGCAACAGACCGATTCGCCCCCTGCGGCGGCGCCCAACCCGCTCATCCCAAATGGCATGGGTCGTGGACAGGCACAGATGCTCATGGGCCTCATGGGCCCGGAGAAGTACGGCGAATCCATCGTCGCGCCGCAGTTCAAACAGGCGGAGATCAAAGCGCAGATCCGTGCGGCCGGGATCGACCCGGATTCTCCCCAAGGCCGAAGGATTGCGCTTTCCGCATTGAACAAGCAGACCACGAACATGCAGGACGTGCGCCCGGGTGGCACCTTGTTCGATATCAACAAGGGTCAGCCGATCTTCAGCGCACCACAGAATGGCGTTCAGACGCAGTGGGGCCCCCAAGGCCCGCAGCAGTCCGTGGTGCCTGGTGCTCCTCAGGCGAGCGCCGCCATGACGGGCGCAGAGACTGCAGGCAAGGTCATCAATACGCCCCAAACGCTCCCGACGCAGGGGGGTGGCTCCGCAGTAGGCTATCCGTCCGACATGTTGGGCGCACCGCCTGCGCTGCGGGGTGGCCCACAGGCCAACGGGCCTGCAGGGTCTGCTGCAGCGCCGGTTGCCCCTAAGGGCTACTTTCCCTCGACCCAGCCGCCTCCGGTCCCCAAGGATCCGAACGACCCCTGGAGCAGTGCACCGAAGCTCCCGGTGTCCAAATCTCTCGGGGCCCCGGATGCCTTCACGGAAGGCCGGCTCAAGGCCGCAGGCGCCAAGGATGCGGAACTGTCGAGCCAGTACGGCAAGGAATCCGATCTCGCCGATCAGAAGCTCCAATACAACGCCGAAGCGGTCAAAGCGCTGCCGGCCGCAGAGACCGGCCCGATGTCCGAATGGATGACGGAGAACCGCGCGAAGCTTCTGGAATGGGGCGTGCCGGAGTCCATGGTGCCCGGGAGTGGCAAGGTCACCCCCACTATGGAGCTCAATAAGAATCTCAAGCAGTCCGCTCTGCAGGGTGCGCGGGCGATCTTCGGCTCCAAAATGACTCAGATGGAAGTGCGCTTGCAGCATGAGGAGTTGTCACCCTCCACCTCAATGACGAAGGACGCGATTTCGAGTCTGATGCAGCAGGACAACATCAAGCAGCAATACGCCAAACAGCGCTCTGAGGACTATGGCAAGTACGTCCAGCAGGGAGGTGATCCGCTGCGCTTCGAGAGCTGGTACGCGAAAACCTTCCCGCTGACTAAGTTCGCGCAAGTCCAGGCGCATGGACCCCTGCAGCCGAAGGGCTACTCCCGCGAAGAATTGGAAGCGGAACTGCGCAAGCGGGGCTACATGAAATGAGCGATCCGAGCGGACTCACGGATGAGGAGCTTTTCCAACAGTATTCACAGGCTGCCGCCGCCGCGCCCATTCGTCACGGAGGGGTACAACCGGATCCGCAAATAGGATGGCGTCGCGAGCACGATCCGGATTCCGAAGAATGGCAGGCTAAATATGGACCTGCCTCGGGTATGAGTGGCGGACAGCTCGGTTTGGCGGGCGTGGGACAAGGCATGTCGAATGTCGTGCGTCACGCCGGTAATCTGGTCGGCCTCGAATCCAATCAGGCGTTGAAAGATGCCAGCGCGCTCGATAAGCCATTGCTGGGAACGCCGGCCGGCCGCCTGGGCGCTTTAGGTGGGGAGACCGTCATTCTGGCGCCTGCGACCATGGGGCTCGAAGGGGCTGCTGGTCTGACCTCCTGGGGTGCGAAGGCTCTTTCAAGTCCATTGCTTCGAGGTGCCGCGGAAGGTGCAGGCCAAGGGGCACTGATGGCAGACCCAGGTCAGAAAGGCATGGGCGCATTGGTCGGAGCGGGGACCGGTATGGCGTTGCCCACTGCCGGCATGGCCGCGAACAAGCTGTCCTATGGGATCAATCGCACGCCGGAAGCCCAGGAACTGATGGATCGGGGTATACGTCTGACGCCTGGGCAGATGAACCCGGAAGGCGTCATCAACAAGGTGGAGGAAAACGTTAGGGGATTCCCCGTTGTCGGTAATACGGTCGAGAATGCGCGGAACCGCGCGCAAAACGACTTCCAGCGCGGGGTCATCGAAGAAGCCTCGGCGCCAGGCTACAAGCTCCAAAGCTCAAGCACTGACGCCAACGAATTATTTCAGGAAGCCCAGGATTCCTATAAGCCGCTATATCAGGCTGCGGAGGGATTCAAGGTCCAGCCTCTGGACTCCACCCGCAATCAGACATTGGCGCGCTCGCTGCAAGATGCTGCCAATGACAAGACGGTGGGCGCGGGTGCGGACATCCGCCAGAATGCTCAGGATTTCCTCGAAGGCAAATTCAATGCCTCTGCAGAGAAAGCGCAGTCCACTGGCGGTTGGAAAAGCGAGCACCTGATCCAGTTGCGCTCGGCGATCAATGAGGAAATCCGGGGAGCCGGACAGGATCAGGCGGGCAAGAAGTACGCGCAATTGCTACGTTCGGCGCGGGATCGGGTGACGGATTCGATCAATTCGCAGATTCCGCCCGATGCGTCGCAAGCGCTGAAAACTGCCAATGATGCCTATCCCAAGCTCGCCATCATCCGGGATGCGATCAAGCGGGGAGGAGATCAGGCCTCCGGCTTTACCCCCGCGCAACTCTCGCAGGCCGTCAAACAGGCGACTGACAACAATGAATATGCCCGCGGCGGTGGGTTGATGCGCGACTGGTCGGGCCCGGGCCGCGATATCTTCACCGAACGCAATCCCAAGACCGGACATGCTTTCGGAACAGCGGGTGTCCTCGGATATCTGGGCTTGCACCATCCCTATGTCACGTTACCGGCCGCTGCAGCCGGCTTGGGTCTCGTAGGAACGGATGTGGGCCGCAACTTCGTATCCGGCCAAACCGCACCGCAACTCTATAGTCAGAAGTTGATTGAGGCGTTGCAGAACAGCACGAGCGCCGGCACGCGCCAGGCGATCGGAACGGGCGCACGGACCTCGCTCAATCGTGAGTTCGCGCGACAACTTTTGAGCCAGGATCAGAATCAGTAAGGTCGTCGAGGCTTGTAGAGAAAGTCCTTCACCTTCCCGTCCGGAATGAAGCGATTCAGCATGCGGGCGATGAGCCACGCCGTGGTCAATAGGAACAGCGCCACGAAGGGCCGCACGAGGATGGCGAGTACTTCCATCAGTGTTGGAGCGCGCTCATGGCTGCAAGAGCGAGATAGACCAATACCTCGTAACCGATCACCAAGGTTGCGAAGCCGACCAATAGTCCGATACAGAGCTTAAAAATAGCAGCGATCATGAGGTTTTGTTAAATGGGCGCTTTCAATGGCAGCGGGGTTTTCGTCCGATCCTACTCCTGGACCAGTGACGCCGCCAACAACATCGATATCACCGCTTCCCGGGTGGATACGGAGGACACCGGTTTCGCCTCTGGACTGAGTCTATGCGTGACCCGGGATGGCCAGGGCCAGATGGCGGCGGATTTCCTGCCCAGTGCGGCCTCGACGTACAAACTCGGAAATGCCTCCTTTCCTTGGTCCGCGATCACCCTTGAGCCCAATTCCGCCGGGACCTTTCTGACCGGCACGCTATCGGGAGGTGCTACAGGAGTCCTACAGATCGCCGCAAGTGATCCGGGGCTCATCCTCGGCACGACCACTGCCCACGGAGTGGGCATCATCGTCAATGGCATTACTCAGTTGGCCATCAACGCCACGGGCAATATCACCGCCACCCGTCCTTCTACCGGCAACACGCTGACCCTCAATGGACTGAGCGGAAGCAATATCTGGCCGCTGGCCATGAACACCGCTGTGCTGACTGGAGTTCGCACCGCCGGATTCACCGCGACCAACAAGCCGGGCAACAACAACCAGACGGGCCCCTCGACGTGGATTCCGGTTGTGGCGGATGGCCAACTCTACTGGGTACCTGGTTTTCTACCCTAAATGGCCGTTATACGCGATGTGCTCGATGCGATCATGCATCGGCGCTCTTCGGCGCAGCCGGATTCGGATCTCTTCGCGACCTTTACCCCTTATGCCCTGACCGCCGCCGAGATCACAGCCGGGGTAACGCCGACGAACTTTGGGTATGAGCCGCTGGATCTTCGACGGTATGGACTTTTGCCGAATGGCACAACCGACAATACAGCGCTCTTTACAAACCTAATCACCCAAATTGGCAGCGTTCCAATAGTTCTAATGGTTAACGGGGGGGACTTCGTCATCGGCACAGCCTCTGTGCCTAAGAACATCACGCTGAGATTCCGTGGCAATGGGCGAATTCTCGCCAAAGCGGCCTCAACATTCACGGTAAGCGGCGCCATTGACGCGAGCGACCGGCAAAACATCTTCACGGGCACGGGGACTGTGGCAACCGGCGCAGGTATTCACCGTCTGAGTTTCCCATGGTGGTTCGGCGCTATAGGAGACGCGATTACGGATGATCAGCCTGCACTCCAGAAAGCGCTCACATTCGCAGGCGATCTCGGAGAGATGAGGATCAACGGTACTTTTTTCTGTGGTTCCGGCATCACCACAGGTCGGTGGACTGTTATTCGGGGAGAAGGCATCCCGCTGGTCAATGCGATCAAGTCCGGTTTTACGGGGAATACCCCGGGTATCTATACCAATCTGTCTTCGGGCTATCTCATCACCGGCGGCTCGGTTGATGTGAATATGCGCAATACCCCGATGTTGCAAGACCTCACGATTTACAACTCCACTGGAATCCACAGCAGCCATACATTCAGTGGCAATACCGCAACCGCTTTCAAGGTGATTGATAACATCATT